CGTGATGCGGGCGCGTTCGGTGAATGTTGCAGACCCCGTGCCAAAGGCCAACGTCTGGTCGGTGTGCAGGGTGGTTAGATTGCCCGTCCGCGTACCGAGATAGCCGTTGGCATTGGTCGCGTCTGAGAAACGAATCTGCGTGGCATTGGCCCCCGTTATTACGGTCAAGCGCGTATCAGGCGACGTAGAGCCAATTCCCAAGTCTCCATCCGCATCCAGCGTCATCGCCTGCGTGAACGAGATGACATCGCTGCCGGTGCCGTTCCATGAGGGGGCAATAGACCAAGCATGAGTGCCGCCATCTTGTGTGTACTGTGATGCAGCAGCACTTGTTGCATACTTAAATGCGCCATTGTAATACGCATTAGAAAGTACACGAATGTTTCCTGCGCCGTTTCCCCAGATGGAATTTCCAACTGCGCCAACTTCAATCGCTTTTCCAACACTCCACGCACTCGGCGTGACGCCCAGACCGAGGTTGCCGGAGGTGTCAAATGTGGCTCGTATAGCAGAATTTGTGTAAATCAAAAACGGATGATTGGTTAATGTTCCAGTGTATCCATTTCCGCTTGACCCGCCCAAAAATGATGTTGTGGTGCCGTCTCCGCCGCGTATCTGGTCGTTCGTACCAACAACGTCAAGCCTTCCAGCAGGCGAACTCGTCCCGATGCCGAGGTTGCCGGAGTCGGTCAAGGTCATTTTTGTCGCGCCAGCCGTTCCAAAAAACATATAGTCTGAAACGCCAACATAAGTGTGGTTATATTGGATGAACCCGCGATATTGCTCATCGCCAGTTGTGCCATCTGCAAAAAACACGCCGCCATAATTGTTTGATGCAGAGCGGATCGTCATACCACTAGAGCCGCTAGAGGCAACTACAAGGTTTGGTGCAATAGTGTATGTACTAGGCGAACTCGTCCCGATCCCGAGGTTGCCGGATGCGTCGAATCTTGCTGCTTCACTCGTGTACTGCTTAAAGACAATGGGCATCCTAGCGGTGGTGCTTAAATACGCATTTAGAGCAACTTCACCGCCGGTATTCTGAACGTAGAAAACATTATTTGTTGCGCTGTCTTGCGCTAACAACTGATTGTTTGCCGATTGACTATGAACTTTCGCACCCGGCGAACTAGTCCCAATTCCAAGATTAGTACCGTCAAATACAATCGCACTCCCCGACGTCGCCACCTTGCTGCCGTTCAAGTACAACACGCCGTTGGCGGTGCCGCCGGAGAAAGTAGGATTGTTAGTGAGAGTGGTGATGCTGGCGGAAGTGGCAATCAGGTTGGTGATCGTGGCCGAAGCAGAAGTTAGAACTGTGATATTTGCGCTGGCCGCGCTGATGTTCCCAATATAGTTCGTCGCGTCAACTACATCCGTGCCGTTGCTGACCAGAATGATCTTGGCCTTATTCGGCACCGACACGCCGGTTTGACCCGAAACCTTGACGGTAACTTGGCCGGACGAAGTGTTATTGAAGATGAAGTAGAGTTTCTTGTTGGCAGGAACAATAAGGTTCGTGCTGGCCCCACCCGTACCCGTCAGTTCAATGTACATGTTACGGGCGACACCGGTCGCGCCGTTCGGGATGGTGATCGTGGTATCAGTACCGGTTGAAACGGCCTGAGTGACATAACCTGAAATCGCCTGTTCGATCAGGGTTCCAAGGTTGGTGTTCGTGGTATTACCCCAAGAACCTGCTTGGTCGCCCGTACCGATCAGTTCAATAGCAAGGTTGGTGCTGTATGTACTAGCCATGTGTCATTACCTCACGCCGCAATCTGTGTCCAATTTGGGGTCTGCGACGTACTAATTTCGTTCCAATTTGCCGTTTGAGAAGTGCCTACGCCAGTCCAATTCGCGTTCTGATTGGTGTTTATCTGGCTCCATATGTTTACTGTACCAATTACGCCAGTCCCAACCACCCCAGAGACTACAACATTTGCCCCTGCGGATGTAGTGACCGTGCCGACTGCACCGCTTGCCGATACACCCGTGACGGGTATTACGATGCTAAGAAGAACCTCGACCGTCCCGACTGCCGTGGTGCCTTGTACGCCTGTGACAGCAAGAACCTGATCGGTGACGACAAAGACCGTGCCTACGGCACCAGCAGCCTGAACGCCTGTGACAGCAGCCACCGCTGCCGCAGCGACAACTACATCACCAACTTCGCCTGTACCGGCTACGCCCGTAACGACGACATTCGCCGCCGCATTGATGGTGACGGTGCCGACCGCCCCTGTGGCCTGAACGCCGGTAACGGCAAGGACTTGATCCGTGACAACGAATACGGTGCCAACGGCACCCGAAGCCTCAACCCCGGTAACAACCGCGACTGCCGAGGCCGCAACAACGACATCTCCTAACTGACCGGTAGCCTCAACGCCCGTGACGGAGATAACTTGGTCGGTGACGACAAATACGGTGCCGGTCTGGCCCGTGGCCTCAACGCCTGTGACGGGGACATTTGCCGCCGCAAAGACAAGAACCGTACCGGTCTGGCCTGTAGCCTCAACCCCCGTAACTACGGCAATCGCAGACGCGGCAACGACTACCGAACCGACAGCACCTGTCGCGGTAACATCAGAATGCCCCTCGCCCCAACCTTGTTCGCCCCAGCCTACACCGGAAGCGTTCCAACCGTCGAAGGCGACTATGACGCCTGCCACGGCCCTTTGCCTAACTTAATTAGGCGATACGAAGGATCGCGGTCGTCGAAGTCGCAGCCGGGAACTGGATGGTGAAGTTACCCGCCGTCGAGGTCTTATCGCCACCAAACGCCAGAACTGCCACAGCCTTGTTGCCCTGCGTAGCGTTGTAGATCAACGCACCGTTGGAAGTCAGCGTGGCGCTGTCCCAAGTGATGTCGTCGAAGTCGAGCCAAGCAGTCGTACTCGTAAAAGTCGGAGCCTGCGAGATCGTCAGCGTTTTGCCGCCCGCCACGTAGTTCGTACCAGACGAAGACACTTCGTTTGAAGTGGTATACGCCGTAGTTGAAGCATCGAGCGTAGCGGAGGACGTATATAGCGCAATCTTGAAGACATCCGCAGCCGTCGAAGCCCGAATCACACCGGTTCCGAAGTTGTGGATACCGTCCAGAATCTCGACCTTGAACGATGTCACCATTGCCTGAGAAATAGCCATCTCAATCTCCTAGATGCTTTGCAGCATCACTGAATCCGTTTTCAATAAGAACACGACGCGCATTCATCCGTTCAGACTCTTGCGCTTCTTGCAGGTACTTCACAAGTACCCGGTTTAGTTCTTTCTCCGTTTGTACACGAAGAATGCGGGTGGTAGCCCGTTCAGCAATCTCTTCCGGGGTATACCCCCGGTTGCTCGTGGTCTGGACAAACACATGCCCAAGTTCTACGTCACCGGCAAAACTCATGTGACCTGCACCCTAACTTGTCCAGAACGGTACGCATCCTGACGATCCAGACCATCGCCCAGACGCTTCAATTGAGCAACGGCTTCCTGATACTTCTGGTCGTAGTACTGCATCATGTCGGCTTCGCCCTTGAGATAGGTATATGCCTCCCTGAGCGAGCCATACAGCAATACCGTCTCAAAATTATCGCCAAGCCACGAAGTTGAACTCGTGACGATGGAGGGCGGGTAGTAGTAATAGTGCAGTTCAGCCGTGTACGCGAGATCGGGGGTAGGCCCGAGGATCATGCTACTGTTGTTCCAAATCGCGTAATACTGCGGCTTGCCATACGAGTTCGGCGGCGGGTACGAAGCGCGGATGAAGTTCACATCCTTGTTCAGTAGATACTCGTACTCACCCGTAGTCGGGTCAATTACCGCAAGCGAGAACGTAGAGAGCCAATCAGACGGCAACGAGAAATACTGAAAGTTAATCGTCATCGTGCCGGTGACGTTCTTACGAATCGCCGGAATCTGGACTGAGTTATAAATCCGCTCTTCAGCCAACTGCACAAACGTAGGGATATTCGCTACAAAAGACGTTTCTGTGCTTTCGCAGTAATCCTGAATCAACGTTGAGAGTTGACTGTAGTTCACGGAGACCAGCCAGACCGGTACTTGCTGTTGTTCTCAAGATTGATCTGAGACACGAACTTCGTGCCCTTGGTCGCAGC